AACATCAACCCAATCCATTCGGCCAACAAGGCTGTGTGGATGAACGACAGCGAAGAGGCCGCCAACAAACTAATTCAAACGGCCAGAGAGTTTAACGGCCGTCCTATGATCAACACCAACTACATTGGTGCACCTGATCAACACCGGTCCAACAAGACTGTGTTCAACGACGTGCTTGATACGTTCTACAAGAACCAAGCCGCGGGCCAAGTAACACCCGAACAAATTGAAAAAATCAACCAAGCTATTCTGAGTAAAGCCAAGACAACTGGCACGCTAAAAAATCTTCCGTTTAATGATAAGTTTGACATTAGGGACAAAGACGCAGTCAAGGCGATTGCTGGACAAACGTTTGAGGGACGCAAGGCAATTGGCGACTTGCTTGGTATGGGTCTTGGAACACGCAAGCCCGCAACTGTGCCACAGTATGCAAACATCCTAGAAGACCACGCAGACCCCTTTACTAAGGGCGCGCCTACAAGCGCGGTTGGTACGCGTTTGTTCAGTGTAGATAATGTGCCTGCACAGTACACCGATGATGTGTTGCACCCTGACTATCGTTGGAAAGTTACAGGCGAAGACAAACAGGTACAGTTCCCTGCGGTGCCACAGAGCATTGCTGTGCGTGATTGGTACAACGAGATCAAGCCACGGATTGGCATGGAGCCCCATGGCAACGCTTGGTTCTCTTATCCTAAGAGGCCACAGCTTATCAGCAAAGACTACATCACCATGGCTGAAGACGCAGGCTATGCAGAGGGTGGTCAGGTACAACACTTTGATAAAGGTGGTCGTACAGGCGTCCTTACGCGCCTTGGTGAGTCGGCATACGACCTACTCAAGCTGACGCCTGAGAAAGTTGAGGCGTGGCGCAAGGCCAACGCAAAGCCATATAAGCAACAGCAGGACCCACAACTGGCCCAAGCGCTTGAAGCGTACATGACAGGCAAAATATCACAGGCCGACTATCTGCGCATTATGAACGAGCGCAGGCCAATGCGCCCGTTGACTGAGTTGCCAAAAGCACACTCCAACGAAGACATTGTGTCTGCACTGGATTCAAACAAGGTTAACAGGGGTATTCTGGGATTGAACCTGCAGGTGCCAGAGGGCATGCGCGTGGGTAACCGCCTTGATATTCCTGCGTACGAGCGTTATGGCGTCTATGTAGACACAATGCACGACCCTGCAGGCAAGCCTATTGGGTATGGTCACACAGGACATTTAAAAGATGTGGAGTTTAAGTCTGACCCGAATAAAGCTATCCGCGTGGGGCTTGGGACCAGACCGCAAGGGTTGACACCCTTGGCCGCTGAAGAGGGCGCCGATAAGGGCCCGTTCGCTATGATGATGGGCAACCAACAGACAACCAAGGACGAAGAGGTCCGCAGGATGCTTGCAGAGGCCCTACAGGACCCCACATGGCGCCAGATCGGTATGAACCCATACCGCGGGTCACAGTTTTACGACAAGGCCGACATGCAACCAGTGTTTAGTGCGGCTGAAAAGATTCAGGCCGGCCCACTGGTGTTGGCCCGCGACGTAGAGAAAACATCGTGGAAAGACCCACGACTAAAAACCAGATACGGCGTGAACTACGCCAAGGGTGGTTTGACACACTTATAGGCTTGGGGGAGAAGAGTGGCCACCAAACCACCCCCCTCTTCGCCCTTATTTGCGGTAGCGTGTGTCGATCCAAGACTCTGCCGCAAGCGGGAAATCTCCCGCCCAACTTGGTGGTGTGGTCAACGACTTCATCACCAATTCTTCAGTTTGTTTCGCGTCTTCTACACGGCATAACGAAAGAATTTCATCATGGATCAGGTTAATCACCGACACGCCTTTACCCTCCAGTTCAAGCGAAGCCTCGGCAAGAAAATCTCTTGCGGTTCCTTGAACGGCGGACTGGAAGATGCTAGACCCAATAAGCTTGTTGCGCCCCCACTTGCGGGTGAAAGTGTTCTGACTGGTGACGTACACCACGTCAGCCAACTTACCCCATGGGGTATACTCCTGAATGACCTCAGGGGCTTGCCAACAAATTAAGCGGCTACTGGGCAGTTGCATCCACAGCGCGCCCTTGAGCACCTTAAACGTCACCTTACCGGCCTTAAAGGGGCTTCCCGGCTCTTTAATGGCGTCGATGGCCGCTTGGCCCATTAGGAACCAACAGTTCTTAACCTTTGCGTAAGACAGCCTGTAAGCGTTCACAGCGTTCTCTGCCTGCCCGAGATCCAACATCACCCCCATGCCTTCAGCGTAGGCCACAAGGCCCTTTGCGCCCTGCCCAAACATGCAACCGAGCACAGCAGACTTGCTGACCTGACGCATGTCCTTGGTCACCTGTTCATAGGGCACGTTGTACAGGCTTGTTGACGCGAACGTCTTGTACTCATCCAGACCCTTGCGGAACAACTCCACCTTGTCATTCTGGCCGGCAATCCAAGACGCCACCCTGTTCTCAATCGATGACAGGTCAGCGTCCACAAAGGTGTACCCTTCAGGCGCCTTGATGGCGTTGCGTACAATCGACGAGCACGCGTCCATCACGCGGTCACCAAAGCGCTCCTTCATGGCCAAGTAGCCACCATGCTCCAGACCAATCTGCACCGCGTCTGCAATGTCTTGGTCCTTCATCCACAGCGCAGGGCGCGCGATGTTCTGCAGGTTGATGCCCCGACTGGCCCACCGGCCTGTAGAGGCGCCGTGGTACACCAGACCATTACGAATGCGCCCGTCCACCTGCACATCGGCCATCTTGTTAAACTTAGTAACAGAGGTTTTGGACCCCTCAGAGCGCAACTTTAGCACCTTGCTCACGTCTGGGTCGGCGTGGGTTTTCTTGGCCTCGTTCTCAATTGTTTCGGCCTGCATGTCAGTCAACGGCACACCCCTAGAGCGGAACCAGTTGAGTAGTTGCTCACGCTTGGACACCTCAATGCCGCCGGTCAGGCGCGTGATCTCTTCGTTGATGTGGCTCATCTCGTGAGCCACCACGTTCATAATGTTATCCAACTCAGCGGGGTCCACTGGAACACCGCGTTGGTTTATCTTCTGCGTGGTCACCCACACAGCCTGTTCGGATGGTGACAGTTTGCGTAACTTTCCGACGACTGCAATTTCAGTCTGCACGTCGCGCTTACAGTACTCAAGCATCTCCGCCACGAGCACTGGGTCCTCGCTGAACGTGCCGTCGCGCTTGGGTTTGCTCAACAGTTGAATGAGCTTCTTGCCGCGCTTGTCTTTTTGAAAGTCTGCCTGCATCACCTCACCGGCTGTGTCCAAGTCCTGTGGGATGTTGTTTGCGGCCGCGATGGCCATGGAGTCAATAAGTTGATTCCATTGAAGCATGGGCCAACCTAAACGCGCGCCTACGCGGTTCCAGATGTGGTGCTCAAACGACGCATTCCATGCGGAGATTAGACCCCCATTCGCCGCATGGTCCAATACCCACTGGGGTACCTGATCGGGCGTCCACACCTGCACGTCGTCCGCAGTAAAACCTGCGGCTATGCAAATAATTTTTGTTGTGGGGGAGGATGAATAAACATCAAGGCCGTGGACCTTGAGATCGACCCTGCTACGGGTCTCGAAGTCGATTGAAAGAACTGACATAACTGCTCCTAAGGCATGCAGACGAATCTGCGTTAAAAAAGAGCAGAGAGGTTTCCCTCTCTGCTAAAGGTCCAACCAAGGACTCACCATGAAACACACCGAAACTATATCACAGATTTTGTGCGTTTTTGAATTTCACGTTCAATGTACCATTTAGCTTTTTTCAAGTCCTCAATGGCATCCTTCTTTAAGTCACAACGCCAGATGTATTTAATCGCGTTACCTAGGTTAAACCCCATGTGTTCAGTGACTTGAATACACTCAATACCTGACGGGTGTTCAGTGTAATGCGGGGGTTTATTAACTACATCTGGTTTGCTCATTTGAACGCTGTCAGTGCGTATTGGTGCAAATGGGCCCACAAACCTAAGGCAATAAAGCCAAGGTATGCCGCGCCAATTATTCCCACCAACATGGTAAAAGCACCAAGAACATTTTCAAAAATTCGTAAAATTTTATCTTTCATAATTGCTCCTTAAATTTCGCATACGCCGGCCACACAGGCAAGCATTTGAGCGCCTTCCACATTATCGGTGTTTTCGGCAAACTTTGCCCACTCGATTGTTGGCATTTGCGCCAACAGTGTATCGTGCTCTTCCTTGGTGCACTCCTCGTAGGGGGCCTGTCTGTACGTGCCGCCGTCGTGGGGCAGGAACGACACACCAGACATTTCGTCGAAGTGATCCCACACAAACGCACCCACCTTGGGCCACTCGCTCTCTTTGACCGAGATGGTCACAGAGGGCTTGTGCTCACACCAGTGGCGTTGATACGTCAGCCACAGACCTAAGTGGTCAATGGCGTCAATATCGTCGCGTGTGGTCAAACCCTCTGGCGCCTTTTGTGGGAAGCTGAACACGATCGTGTTGTTGGGCTTCATCACGCACGGCTCGTTGGGGATGCCTTGGGTAACCAAGAACTGTGACAGTGGGTCCTTCATGTCACCGCGCACGCGGCGGACGTAGTAAGGTGAGTGGCGTGGGTGAATGCCACTTGCTGTGTCTGTCAACTGGCTCACAGTACCACTGGGCTTAACGGCTGTAATGGCTGTTGAGCGTGGGATGCCAAGCAGGTCAGCAAACTCAGCGTTGGCCTCTTCGGCAACCAAGCGCAACTGGGGCAACCACAACGCGGCGCCGTCTGGGTTGCTCGTAACCTTGTGGTCGTAGATGCCGGTCAATGACACACCCAACAAACGCTCTTCCTCAGTGTTTCGTTGCCAGACCTTACGCAGGTATGGGAAGTGTGTAAACGTGGCTTGTATGGTGCCCAAAATGGCCGCAATACGCACCTTCTGCTTCAGGCTGTCCAGTGTGTCTTCAGGGCGCACCATAACCTCTGTCAAATTACAGAACTGGTAGGGGCGCAGGATGATCTCACTGCAGGGGTTTGTGCCGAACTCGTAGTTGGGGTCACGCTTGCCGTACTTGGCCACAGCGGCCTTGGCGGCCTCGCGGTTGAAAATACCGCGCTCACCTGAGTGGCTGTTGTACAGGGACGTCCACTCTTCCAAGAACGTGCCCACAGTTGGCTTGACCTCGTACACCGCGCTGTTGTTAGCCAGTGCGCGGTGCCCTGCTGTCTCCCACCAGTTGCCAGACTTGGCGTGGCGGATGCGCTCATCGTTCAGGTCGGACAAAGAAATCATGGCAGAGCGGCGTACGCCACCCACCACAACAACCTCACCGATCTTGCACATTATGTCATGGCACTCAAGCGTGTTCAGCTTGCGGCCCTGTGCGGCCTTGAAGATTTTGATTGTGAAGTGGAACAGGTCAACCAGTGGCTCTGGACCGGATGCGCGGCCACCAAAGGTCTTCAAGGGCGTGCCTGCGGCGCGCACCTTGCTCACGTCCCATTTTGGGACCTCGCCGGCGTACAGGTTGGCTAGTAACAGGCGGTATGACTTGGCCCAACCTTCTTTGCTGTCGTGCACGTTGATAACGTGTGTGGACTCAAACAGGCGCTCTGGCACGTCGGGCAGTTTGTTTGTGTACTTAGATTCCACAGAGAAGCCGACACCTGTACCACAGAGCAGAATGAACATGGCTTCGTCAAACGACTTGACGTCGTCCACGGGGAGGTACGAACAGTTGTATACGCATGTGTTGTCACGATCGGCGGCTTTCCCAGATGTCATTAGCGCCCGCATAGAGGGCATGATGTGATGGCCAGAGATGGCGTTAAAAATATCTTGCTTCATTGAAGCATCAAGCTTGGGGGTTTTTTCAAAAATGTAGTTCACGTAGCGGTTTACAGTTTCGTTCCAGTCCTCACGTCGATTTTGATCTGGCATGAACTTAGCGTAACGGCTCTTGTGAATGTATTGTTGGTATTGGTTCATTTTATGGTGATAAATTTTAGAGACAAAAAAAGCCCACGCGTGAGAGTGGGCGTCGGGGGCAACAGCGTTTATTCTTCTGCTGTTGGTTCTACAGCTTCTTCAGCGGCTTTCGCGGCTTCCAAAGCTTCTGCTTGCGGGCGGCCTTGGTCAACGATGGCCATGATGGTCATGTTCACGTCAGCAAAGGGAAGTCTACCCAACAAACTGAGAATGTGGTTAGTTTCATCGACAGAAAATTCAAGTTTGATCATAATAAATGTTCAGTATATTAAACAAATTAGGGTTGTAGCTTATAAGCTACAACCCACCAACCTACTTAGACCGCGAAGTCCGAAGCGGCGGAAGAACCACCACCCAAACGATCGCCGTCAGACAACTTTTGCAAGTTGCTCAAACCGCAGGCAATGCCCTTGGAGCCCTGTTGGTTGTACGCGTAGAACGTCAAAGACGCCCTGCCGTAGCAACCAGAATACAACTCTTCTGGGTCAATTATCGGGTTCAAATCAGCGTCTACAACGCCGGGCTTTTGGTACGTGTTAGCGTTGATGAAAAACGAATTTGCGTACGCAGGGTCGTCCTTCTCAGCATCACCATCACGCAGGCCGCCTTTAAGGCCTTTAGGCACTGCACCACCAAAAAGCGTGGCGCTTGCCGCCTTGGCTTTTTCAAACGCCGCGTTGACTCTGTCAATCGTGTCCTTGTCTTTCTTGTCAATAATGATCGACACAGAAAACTTGGGTGTCATCCCCTCTTCCATTGCAACGGCTTTGAACACGTTGACATAAGAAAAACGAACTTTACCGGTAACCACTTTTTCACTAACTTTGGCCATCTTGGCCTCCTTGTTTACTTGTTCGAGAGCCTTTAAAAAGGGCGGCTCCCAATACCCTACTTACGCAAAATCTTCTCTGGCTTTTGACGGGACCAACTTGGGCTCGCCTGCAGGTTTGACAATCAGGTCACCAAGAATATCTTGGAGGTGCCCCTTGCCCACTTGCTTTTCCAATTGTGCCACAGATTTTAAACTGGGTGTGGTGAATATATCATCAATTCCAGCTTTCTGTAACTTTTTCACCGCATCTTCTTGCGCCTCTATCTTACGATTGGTGCTTGTCTGCCCCAACTCGTAACCAGTAGGCACTATGCCATGGTCCGTTGCCTGTGTCAACATATATTCTTCAACGTCAGAAAGCCACTTGCGTGTCTTAGATGCGTCTGAGAGTATCTTTATCAACTCGGTTTCTGACAGGAGTGCCGGCGCCTTGAAATCGGCCGCCGCGGCCACGTTGTTAAAGTCTGCGCGGGCCCTGCACTGTGACTTGGCCCTACAGAATTGACAGTGGCTTCCTGCCATAAACTCCCCTTGGCCGGCGTGTGCCTTTTTAGCCTTGGGTTTAACTACATGCACGGCCCAGTCTTGCAAACTTTCTAGCGTCACTGTTTCGGTGGTGATGCTGTCCAGTCGAGGTTGGTGAATCGTGTATTCAACGTGGGTAATGTTTGGGTGTTCGTCCTTGTACTTGTACCAACCACCAAGGCCGTACAGCCTCAGTTGTGGGTTGTCCGCGGCGTCCACTGGCACACCCTTGCCGAATTTCAGGTCGATTACTCGAACCTTGTTGTCGCTCATTATGACCACGTCGGCTGTGCCGAAGCCGTCTGGCACCCACTCACTGAAGTCCACTCGTTGCTCAAAGTAAGGGGTATCCCCCTCACCAATTTGCGAACGAACGTAAAGCACGTAGTTGTCTACGTACGCCTCAAACTCTTCGTCGTAATAGGGTGTTGCCTTTACCTCTGCAATGGCCTCGTTGTACTCCTTGGCCGTCATCTGTCCAAAATGCCGGCGTAGCTTGGCCTCTGCCATGGTGTGGGCTGTGGTGCCCTCTTGGCTGAAGTCGAACGCGCCTGCTTTTCGTTTAGGTTCGGGGAGTGACGCCTCTAGTCGCGCGCTGGGTGTACAAGACATCCATCGTTTGGACCCTGAGGCACTGAGTAGTGCATGTGTAGCGATGATGCTCTCCTTTATGCAAAGGTGAAAAAGCCCCTCTCGGGGCTTACGAAACGTCGGAACTTATTGCTAAGTACCGACGTATTGTTACGCCGCTTTTTTAAGCGCCGTAATCAGGTCGGTAACTGCACCTGAAAAATCCAACACGACGTCTGCCTTGACTTCAAGCTTACTGCTCTTGTCGTCGCGGTAGTCAGAGGGGAATTGACCCCTCAAAGCTATCTCAGCCACCCTACTGTTAAAGGCCTTGTTTTCCACGTTGGCAAGCAACTGGGTTTCCCAATATGCCTGTGAGTGGGTGATGGCCATGTCCAGTGCTTCCGCAAACTCTGGGTGGTTTTTCTTAAACGTCTGCGCGGCCGCGGAGCTGATTCCGACGCTTGCAAACATCATTTTTTGGGACGCGCCTACCTTGCCCAACTCTATCAGTTGGTCGCACATCTCCGGTTTAAACTCGTATTTGGATTTCGTTGCCATGGTGTATACCTTATATTCAAGGCCTAAAAAGGCCTTTCCTATATAGAATTACCCATTTTGCGAGGGCTTTTCGACCTTCTGCACCTGAGTATTTGCGTCTCGCACCTGCGCACGGGCCTTTGCCTCACGTAATGCCTCGTTTACCACTAATCGTGTCACCGCTCCGGCCATTTCCTGAATGCGTTGCTCTTTTGGTTTTACGCCCAAAGACGTTAATAAATTTGTTGCTTCGTTTGCCATTATGCTAGTCCTTTTGTTTGCTGTTCTCTAAATTTGCGTAAGTCCCGCAATATGAAATCACGTTCTTCTTCGTTCTCAAAGTGCCATATCGACAGCACGTCTTGATCTTTCTCGAACATGGGGTGCTTGGCGTCAACCTGAATGTCTATTGTAGGCCATCCTTGCTTGACATACTCCACTATGTATCCGTTCACAATTTTAACTCCTTTCGTATTTTAGCAACCGCCGCCGCAAAATGGTAGCGCCAGTATTTTTGGGTCACTGCCAAGTCGTGGTAGTTGTATCCTGACAAATGTGCCTCAATGATTTCCCTCTGTTGCGGGGACAGCTTCTCAGCCACGACGTTGTACACGTCTTGGATGGTGTCTGGCCCCCACGGCGCCCAACCCATGCCGCCGGTGGTAGGTTCGGAGGACGAATCCTCGTGCTCAAGAGGATCCGGCTCTTCGTCTGAAAGCCTGCGGATGGTGGCGTTTACTTTGATCATTGAAGTTTGAGCGCGTTCATTAACGCGTTTTGCATATCGATCTTCCCTTCTAGCACGTCCATGACCTGACTGTCAATACTTTTTTGCATGGTCAGGTGATGAATAATTACAGGCTTTTCTTGCCCCTGCCGGAACAGGCGCGCGTTGGCTTGTAGGTAGTCTTCACTGGACCATGGTAGGTCAAACCAAACGATCTGTGCCGTGTCACCCACGTTGCACTGCAGGTTCAGGCCGATGCCCACGCTTTTAGGGTGGCAAAGTAGCACTGGGACCTTACCAGAGCGCCATAGAGCGATTGTTTTCTCGTCGTCAGGGCTGAGTAGCACCGCGTCAGGAAAAACGCCCTGAAGCCGTTTTAGGCTGTGTTTGAAGTTGTAGAACACAATAGTTGGGGTGTCGTCCAACATGTCGGTCAGATATTCCAGTTTTGTGTCGTGGATGTGCACCACCTCTTTGGTCTCTGAGTAGATTGCCCCCGCGGTCATTTGCAGTAGTTTGCCCGTCAGGACCCCTGCCGACGCCGCGGTCAGGGTCTCTGCGTCCACCTCCACCACCATCTCTTTGCGCATGGTGTTGTAGGCCTGCTTGGGGCCCTTCTCCCACTCAATGGTGTGCACAATGTCCTGACGCTGTGGCATGGTCAGATAGTCCTCCTTGCGCAGGGACACGCAAATGTCCCCAATCAGTGCGTCAATCTGCTCCTTTGCGTTTGGTCTTAGCTTCCAACTCCAGACCATCCCCGTTCTGCGATCCCTTGTGTCGGGCTCGAAGAATTTCTCCTTGTATGAAGTCATCGATTTCCCTAATCGTTGACCTAAATCCAATATGCCGACTTGGGTCCACAGGTCTAGGTACGACTTCGGGGTCGGTGTTCCTGTAAGTATGTATCTGTGCTCGAAATTCTTCAAATGCCCTTTCAACGTCTTCCACCGTTTTGACGACGGGTTTTTGAACCTGCTCGACTCGTCGATCACTAATGTCTGCCAACGCGGCAATGAGGCTTGCTCGAACATCCAGACCACGTTTTCGACGTTGATCAAATACACGTCCGAATCGCTCTGCAACGCTTTCATGCGCTCCTGTGGTGTTCCCACAATGAGGGCAAACTTCATCTTCTCTGTGTGCGTCCAATTTTCTGCCTCCTGTTTCCAAACGTTTTTAATGACGGCTTTTGGCCCAATAATCAGCGTCTTGCCCTCAAGTTGGCTGAGTATCGTCAGGGCCGTTATCGTCTTGCCCAGTCCCATGTCCATCAGCAGTCCCATGTGCGGCTGAGTCTTGCTCTCCTGCACTAGGCGCTGTTGGTAGGGGTGTAAATTTTTTAATGTCAACATCAATAGCCTGCTCTTTCCCTTGCTGTAACATCGTTAACAACGCGATGGCGCGTGGGGCGAGTGATGTAGGTATTTGCAGGGTCGCCAATTGGGGGCGGTCGTGCACCTCCATTATTTACCTCCTTTATCTTTTCGTGTGTCCAGTCTGCAACCTTGTACAACTCGTCTTGGGTTGCGTTTGATTTGATTGTGTTTGCTCTGTTGCTTAACCATGCCACGTTGCCTTTCACGTACCCTTTTTCAGGAATAATTTTGTCTAGGCTCGGTGAGTCTGGGCCGCTTGATCCCGCAGTGCCCGACTGCCCATAGCCCCAAAGAATCTTGGTCCTAAAAATAGGGCAGTATTCCGGCGCAATTGCACACAGGTAACTATGGTCCAACTCAAATGGAATACCTGCGGCAGTGGCGCGTCGTTTAACGTTATACATTGTTTTGGCAATGTGTATACGCTTTTTAATTTCGTGGGCTTCGTCGTCTGTCATAGTTGGTCAACGAACTCGTCTACTTCTTGCTCGCTCGCCAAGACGTGCGTGTGCACCCCCCGCGCTTGCAACTCCTTGATCATCAACTCTTGCCTTGCGCTTAGTTTTCCCTTTGGGTCTTTCAATTCCACTGGGATCACTCGGCTGTTGTGGATCACTAGCCTGTCCGGCACCCCCGTCATTGACGGGCTCACCCACTTCAGGCATAGGCCACCCTTCTCCTTCACTTTTTTTACTAACCTTTGTTCGATTTTCTTTTCGTTTTGCAATTTTGGCAACCTCCACTAAACAGGCCGTGAACATTTGACGCACCAACCATTCGGTCAGGTACGCCCGAGACTCTTCACCAAAATCCTCCACGTCTTCGCCAATGTGTTCGAGCACACGCGCCACCACGTGTGTGGCTTCGTGGGCCACCACGCTGGCCAGCAGGGCCGCGTTGTCAACACACTCGATCAGGTTGAACACCACGATGACAATAGCCTCTTTTGGTGTAGAGAAGCTGTGTGTCTCCGCGATGCCCAACTCCAGTGGCGCCATGTCGGGCTGTGCTGTGATGCCGTGGTCCTTCAGCACTTTGTAAAACGCCTGTGATGTAAAGCACATCTTTACAGGCACCGGAAAGAAACCAACATCCACATGAAAATATGCGTTGCTCAAAATATCTCCTCCCGTTCAAAGTTGCTGATACTGTCCACGTACTTCTGTGCCTTCGGTTTAAGCTTGATGCCAAGGTAAACGTTGGCCAACTCTCCATCAACACGAAGCCTGCTTGCCGTCACGCGGTGGTCCTGCGTTGCCGCAAGAAACCTACGCTTGAACGCCATGTCACTTCCGGGCGGTATGTTCTTTGCAGTCGCCCATTTGCGCCAACAAATAAACACGTCGTCCTTCATTGCCTTGGCTTCTAGGTCGTAGTCCAGTGCATCTGTCACGAACGACCCGATAGGGTTACCTAACTCCTCCATCAACTCCAGTAACTCGCGCCCTGTTGTTGGTTGTTGGAACCGCTGACCCTCGCGCGCCATGCGTCGTTGCTGTCCTGCAATGGCCCAGTTAAAAATGGCAGGCAACTCTTTGGCCAACTTGTCGGCCAACAGTGTGTCCTCTTTGCCGTAGAAACTGTTGCTCATCTTCAGCACAATCATGCGCCCTGTTAACGCGTTTGAATTTTCTGTTAACTGTAAGGCCTCGTTAGAGTAGATCACAATGCGCGTTGGCAAATAACCACTCCAAGCTTCCTTGTTTTTTCTGTTCACAGTCACAGTATCCCCGCCAACAATCCGGAGCAACTGGCTCACTACAGCACCCCTGTTGCGCTCCGGTGCTCGTGCGTCCGTGAAACTCGCTAGCAGTTTTCCTAGCCATGGTTGAAGTCCAAAAGTATCGCATAACTCATCCAGTTGTGGCGCCACTGTGTTGTGTTGCCCCAAGAGGCTTACGAGCACCTTGTTGATCGTTCCCTTGCCAGAGCGGCGCGGTCCTATGATGTTAAAGAATTTCTGCTGTGTTGAATCACCGCTCAGAATGTAGCCGAACATCTCCTGCAGGCAGGTAATGCTCTCAGGGTCGTCGTTCCAAATGTCCTGCAAGAAACGCTCCCACGTTGGGCAGGTCGCGTCAGGGTCGTAAGCAAACGGCAAACTGTTCTGCGTGAAAAACCCCAAGCTGTGGGGTATCAGCAGGTTTTGCTCGGTGTGGAAAATGCCGTTCTCAAGTGACACCAGTTTGCTCGGGTCTGGCCTGTTGTTCCCATACCCCTCAAGCCACACCGGTGGTTTGGTGTTGGCCGTGTTGGGCAGGTGTGTCACCGCGTGCACAGCGTCTAGGATCGCAGACACGTGCGCAGGCGTCGGGTTGAACGGCATCAGGTTTTGCTTCTTGTCGTACTTCTTGCACCGGTCCAAGAACGTGTACAGCAGGGACCGCACTGTGGCCTCCTCAATGTCTTGGTAGTGTGTGCCCTTGTACTGAAACATGTCGTTTGCGTACGTGGTCAATGACGTGCCTTCCTCGCACGTGAACTGACTGGCCAAGAACTCTTTGGCGTGGTTCAGGGGCCCGCCTGTGAGCACCTTCTCCCCGTTGGCCACCACCGCGGCCTCTTTGGTCTTGTTGACCTTGAACACCAGTGAACGCAGTGTGGTGCCACCGGTGCCACCAAAGCTGTCCCACTTGGCCGCACACTGCCCTGCCGCGTATGACCCACAGGCCCCGTCGTTATCAGACCACCGGTCCCACAACTCCAGTGCCTCGTAGTCGCCGCCAAACTGGTGGTGCAGGGCCATGCCCACCGCCAACCACTCTGTGTAGCCACAGTCGGGGTCTAACAATGTCAGCAGGTCGGTCTCAACGCGTGCCAAGTCCCACCCGTCTAATGGAGGGCTGTAGTCCGCAAACGAGTCCCCCGAGCGGTAACTGCGACGTGCCGGCACGATGTGTTGCAGGTCCTGCTCTTGGTCGGGAATGGTGCCACCAAGTGTGTGGCCGGTCACTGTGAAGTAACGGCCCTTGGGGTATATTTCGAGACCCTTCTCGTGGTCAACGTGCGCGGCATTCAACTGCGCGCGTGTAAAGATTTTGATGCCGGTGCCTGAGGGGCTAACCTCTGCGTAGCCTAGGACCGCGTCTTTAATGGACTGCGCCTCAGGCGTAAGAGACGTTGGACCCTGAACGGCATCCACGCAGTCGTCCAAGTCGATGCCCATGATGCCGTCGCTACCATCAAAGACAAAGCCAACACCATCGAAGCGCCCTGTTTGATAAGCTTCTTGTGCATGTAAAAAGTCACACCACGTTGTTGGGTTTGTAGAACTTGCGGACGACCCATTTGACTGCAGTGGTAACTTTGACCACCGCTTGTTCGACTCTTCCCCAACCTCGACTAACCTCCACAAAACCCAACGGGAGATTTTCTTGAGGCTGATCGGGATGTTCTCGAATTGAACCGCTAGTGCTGTTGGTTTGTTCATGTGTTTGCGCCTTTGTGTTTGGTGAATAGTTTATCATTTTTTGACACCTCTCAATGTGTCGTACGCTGTTTCTCGCGCTTGCTTCATTTCCATAAGACCCATCTCGGCCTCCTTAATCTGGTCGTCCATTTCGTTGATCACCGCCTGCCCGTACTTCTCCGCGGCCTCCTCTGCTGTCAGGTCATCGCGTGATGCTTTACCGAGCACGCTGTCTTTGTCCTCCATCTCGTGGTACCCAAATTGTATAAGTCCCTGCATTTCCATTATGGTGATCACCACCATGGGCATGATTAGAACGATGGCCAGTGCTGTGATGGGGTCTAAAAAGTAGCCTGTCACTAACGCTAATACAGCGCCAAATAAATAGATTGCGTAAATTATTTTTTTCATCCGATTTCCTGACACATTTTTAAAGCCTCAATAACCAACTCGTTAATGTTGGCCAGTATTTGGTCGCCGTCTGCCTCGTACTTGTAGTGCAGGCGCAGTTGTTCTGATATGTCTAACAGTGCAAAGATGGCGTCCTGCCCGTGTAGTGCATGCCGCAGTTTGTCCTCGTCGTCGGGGTACTCGAACTCAAGTATTGCCTTCATGCTTTGCTCCAATCGTAGTCGTCGTCATCCTCGCCCGCACGTGCGCGCTCTTCAAAAATGTATTTGGGTTGGTAGTTTTGTGTGTAGTCTGCCCACGCCTCTTCGTAGCGCATGTACTCTGTGTTTGGAATGAAGAGGGGCGTCAGGCGCCCATCCTCTTTGACTGAACCTAGACAACGTGTGGCGGGTGTGCGCGTTGCGCGCCACACCTTTCTCGCCCGTCGCACACGTAACCACGCCTCCCTGACCTCCTCGGTCCACTGTGCCGCCTTTTCAGGTGGCAGGGTTTTTAGGTTGGCTTCGTATTGCATGCGCTCGTTGTCTGTCATATCACTCCTTTGGTGTCAACATTTTGCCTTCAGCGATGGCGGTTTTGAGCACGCCAATGAACGCAAAATTTAGCAGGTACCTTGTCGCCAGTGGGCCCATGTTAATGGTGCACTCACAGGACCCGTCCTCGTTCTCTTTGACTGTCTCTACGTTGATGTAGTCAAAATCTTTAAGGTCAACTTCTGAGATCATAATTAACTCGCTAGTTTGTACAGGCCGACGTTTGCAAACGCGTAGCCTAGGTACGTTAGACACATGGGTGTGTTGCCCTTGAGCCCCTGCTCAACTGCCACGCCCGCATAGATCAGCCCTGTAAGGGCAATTAGCCACCCGCTCATACTCTGCCTCCACCAGTTTAACGAACTTTACCAATTCTTTGTCGTAGTCGCAGGACCAGTCTATCGTGGCGCCCTTCGGCTTCCAGTCACAGTCCGACCACATGACAAAACCCGCCTGCTCTGCTAATTGTAGCATCTTAGCACGTTTCATGCCAACCCCCTGTATTTTAGTTCGGGGCACTGGTAGGTTGTGCCCTTCCAGTCTGCGTGGTACGCGCTCTTGACCCTCAGGGCCTTATACTCGGCCGCCTTCTTGGCCCTTGTGGCCGCCTTGTACGCGTTGACCTTGTCCCTGTTAGCTTGGGCCCACTCGCGCTCCATTAGGCGCTTACGCTCTAAACGTTTTCGGTTTGTTTCCCACACGTCCCGAATGTCACCTTTAGCCATAGTTCCTCTCCTTCAGTTTAGCCTCTGCCCATTTTACCCCGTGTAAAAACGCCACGTCGCCAATGTAGATGTCAGGTATCTCGCGCTCTGAGATACCCCTCCATGGGCGCGCGTACTCCTGAATGTCGTCGTCGTCAAATTTGGGTTTAACTATGCGCTGTGTGTCTGCGTCTCTCATGTTAGCCCTTTCTTCGCGCATGGTGCGCGTTGTGCGAACACTGCCGCCAGTAGGTGGTCCGCGCCCCTGTTAGGCCCGTGGTACCGCTCCAGTCCCTCTTGCGTCCACTTGATCAGCGTGTCCCTCGTTGGCGTCATGCCGGTTGGGCAGTGCACGATCCCTGTCATGGCGTCGTAGGCCCCGAGCACGTAGCCGGTGGCCTGCACCGCCTGCGGGGTGTACTGGTGTTTGAGCGCGTCTTTAAGTTGCATGATAGTCAACTGTTGAGAGTAAGCGCTCACTTCAAATAGGGCGCATCCTGTGATGATGAGGGTTTTAATTACGCGGTTCATGTCTTTGCTCCATTTCAGCCGCTAGGCTGTTTAGTTGGTCGTGTGCGTCGGGGTTCCATATTGCGTCGTCTATCGTGGCGCCCTGTATGGTCGTGTTGATGGTCCACCTGTCTGCCTCTCGGGTAAACAGGGGCCGCAGGTACCGGCCCAACATGGCGTCGTCAACTAATCGGTCGGCCCTTGCCCGCTCCAATTCGTACGACCGCTTGTAGGCCTCTGCTAGTTGTATCATTCTGTCAATCATAATCTTCTTCCGTTATTTGGTCTTTCTTGTACGCGTCCAGTGACACCGGTTGTCTCTGACTCACCACCAGTCTGTCGCGGACCCTGCTCTCTGACAGGCCCGTCAACTTGGCCACCTCTTTGGGTGTGGCCTCCCTGTTGAGCACTTGGGCCAACTCGGTCTCCACCCGCTTGATCTTGCGCAGGTCCTCCTGCACCGACACCGGCACGTGAATGAGTAGGGCCTTGTTCTCTACTGCTCTGAGTACTTGGCTCTTGATCAGTGTGCGCGCGTAACTCGCAAACCTTCCCTGCGGTTTCCACCTGTGCGCGGCCTTCATCAGGGCTATGTAGCCCTCCTGCAGTAGGTCGTCGCGTGTCATACTGCCGTTCAGGTCCCACTGCGGCAACTTCTGCACGATGTACACCACGAGGCCCATGTTGGCCTCCACCAACTGGTCGTGGGCCTCCTCGTCACCCTGCACAATTCGGTGGTGTAGTTCAATCTCTTGCTCTGCTGTCAGTAGCTGTCGTCTCATACTTTGTCTTTCATAATTTGCCCGACAAGTGACGTCGCGTATTGGCGCCTGTAGTCGCCTGTGTATTTCTTCGTGCCAAAATGGTCACACGTGTGTTTAATGTCTGCGTACACTGTAACACCCGCGTCTTTAAGTTTACTGCAAATTTGCACGTCTTCTGACACCATGCCTTCGTTAACAATTTGCACGTCACAAATTAGCCTGCGCTCTTTGCCGTCAAAGTAACGCTTGCCCTTGTTCCACAGCACGTCCATTGCCTGTCTGTCCAGTCTGAGCATGCCGGTGCCTATCACCTCGACCTCAAGTAAACTCAACTCTGCGTTCCATCTGTGCTTTTCAAACGCCTCGGGCCTGATGTTGTAGCGCTCCTCGTCCACCTTCATTGGCACCGGCACGCCCACCGCGTGCACAGGGTGTGCCAATAAATCAAAGAAAGCCTGTGTGCTGAATGATTGGTCCGCGTCAATGAACACAATGTCGTTATAGCCTTCTTCGTACGCGTCGCAAAACAAATTACTGCGCGCCTTTTGAATCAACGCCTCACCCATCCAAAAATTAAGGTTGATCTCCATGCCCGCGGGCTTGCACCTGAATATCTCTGCCATGGCCACAGTAAAATCGCACACCACCTTGCCGTCGTATGATGGTGTCAGGATTGCTACTCGTCTCATAGGTTTTCCTGCGCCAGTCGTTCGATATGGCGCGCAAACTTAATGTCTCTCTCGCTCACGTCGTTGGGGTCGCACTGGTACACCGCACTGGCGCAGTCGATAATTTCACTGGTTGTTAGTAGGCGCCCATGCTCGTCCTCTATGGCCTTGTTGCGCCTTAAAATTTCTTGGCGCACCAACTCCATGCGCAGTTTAGACTTGTTTTCTGCGTCGTTAAATTCTAGGTTCATAGGTCGTACTCCTCGTCGATTACAGGCCACACTAGCAGTGGGGTGTCTTTGCCAATATACGCGTTATCTATGTTGAAGTCAATGAAATCCAGTGCCTCGTCGCGTGTCATGCCGTCTTGGTCCATAAGTACACTTACGATTTCCTCGCCACTGTATACAAATGTGGGCACACGCTCACCTGCTTGGTACGTCAAGGTTGTCCCTAGTATCGCCTTGTCTAAGTTGGTCCATCTTTTCATCTCGGTCCTTTTCCAGTTGTTTTCTAAGAACATACCTTGCGTCGGGCCTGCTTGCAAACCACCTGCTCAGTCTTTTGTCGTCGTCCTGCAATAACCCTTCGGGCCATCCGGTCTTTTTTATGTCCTGTCGTGCCATGTTTTGGTCCTCGCTGTTCAGGGTGTTCAGGTTGTCGGGGTTATTTATTTATTATTTAAAAAAAAAAAAAAAAAAAAAAAAAAAAAAACAAAAAAGA